GGTGGGTTAGATGATCTTGGGTATGGGGCGGCTGAGACGTTCACGTTTATTGACGAAGCGATGGAGCGTGGTGGTTATACCCCTGATCAACGTCGTCAGTTGATGGATGAGTTATTTCCGCCTGTAGCGACGGAGCCAGGTCAGCCATTGGATCCGTGGCGGGCGGTTCAAGAAGCGGATGACGTATTGCAGATTCCGGAAGGCGGTGCCCCTCCAGGGCTTCAGGCGTTGGCGAATGCGGTTCAAGAAAACATGGCGAATGATCCGTTGGATCCATTTGGCCCTCCTCCAGGAGCAAGTCCAACCCCGATGAATCAGCTTGAGGCTATGGACTTTAACATGACGGGTCAGGACACGGCGTTGAACTCTCGTTTGGATGAGGTTCTGGCGCAGGGTGGTCAGACGAAGTTTGCCAACTTGGATCAGTTAAGAAACTATCTGATGAACCCGAAGAACCGAGTTTCGAATGCCGAGTTGGAAGCTCGTGGTATTACGGAAGCGAACTTTGGGAACAGCAAGATTGATTTGAACAACCCTGACACTCAGGAGTTGCTTGCTAGAACTCCGTTGAAGGTACGGATACTGGATGGCGCGGACGTTCAGTATAAGAATTATTTCTTGAACAACCCTACGGATTATCGGGAGACGGTGATTACTTTGGGGAATACTCCGTTTGATGGTCCGCAAAGCGGCGTTGGGGATTCGGGGCACTTTGCGGCAACGCAGTATTCTATGGGTGGTCCGTCTCTGGTTCACATGCGGACGGGACAGTTTGACGTTATCGATCCACCGACTACGGAGAAAGGTGCGACGGTAGCGGGTAAGACGTTCCACGTTGGCGAGATTCAAAGTGAGGCGACTCAAGACGCGACGAAGGTTCGTAAGAGCCGGAGGTTTATGGAAGCCGTTGGGGGTGGAGACTTTGATGTAGCGGACGAACGATTGCAGGAACCGTTCTTGCAGATTGCTCGGTTAAAAGCTCAAAAGCGTTTAGAAGAAGATCGACTTGCGTTACAAGCTGCTGGTCAAAAATTCTCCTCTAGTGACTTGGCTAGATTAAAGGAGGCAAGAAAAGGTTTCAATTATAGAGACGATGGGGGCGCGGGAATCGACGCAGAGATCAAAGCGATTTTGGAAGCAAACGATTTACCTGAGACATTTTACGAAGACACGTTGAAGGGGATGGTAAACTCTAAATTGTTCGACGAGGACGTTACTGCGTTCTTGGACCAACTTATCGAAGGTGACACATTAAATTCGCCAGGGGAAGTTGCGAACAGGTTGGGGGTTTTTGGCGACAGTATTTCCAGACTTGCTCTGGATACGTCCCCTGACGATGTGGGCCTTGGATCATTGTACCAGACGGACAGGATTACGAATATCGCGGTAAAGCAAGCTCTTGAGCAGGCGATTGCTTCTGGCGCGGACTTTATTACGTTTAACCGCAGTGACTTGGTTAAAGGCATGACGGGCGGAGATTTAAAGGGCCATCAGGCGTATTACGATAATATCTTGCCGAAGAACGTGAACAAGTTGATGGAGAGACTTGAGAAGGAACACAACGTCAAGCTGCCACGGTTGGAAAAGTTGCAGTTAAAAACTGAGTCTGGCCCCGAACTTGGAAAGGTTAATGGTTTTGCCCTGACGCCGGAACTAAAGGAACTGTTCAAAGGTACAGGAATCTCGGCCTATAGAGAGGGTGGACAGGTTAAGATGCGCAGTGGGGTTATGGCGTTGCCAGGAAACGGAGTAGTACGATGAACTATATTGAGATGGCGCAGGACATTGCGAAGCAGGAGGGCATTGATCCTGATATCTTTGTCCGCTTGATTCAGCAGGAAAGCCGCTTTGACCCTGATGCGTTGAGCGAGAAGGGTGCTGGGGGACTTCCGCAAATCATGCCTAAGACTGCGTTAAAGCCTGGATATGGCGTTGAGGCTATTAGTTTAGAGGATCGGTTCGATCCAGAGATTAGTTTAAGGTTCGGGGCACAATATCTGAAGGCTATGCTTGACAAGTACGACGGGGACTATGCGAGGGCACTGGCTGCGTACAACAAGGGACCAAGTGGTACTCCTGAAGAGGGGAAGGTTCCGTACGTCAAAGAGACGTATGACTATGTAGGTAGTATCTTGGACCCTGCATCTGCGGTTAATTTGTTTGACGTTGGGGATTATCCTGTTGGGGTTACGGTTCGCGAGGACGTTCAGAGCATTTTGGATTTGGCGGAGGGTGATGAGACGATTCCTGAGATGTTGGATCGGATAAAAGAAGAGGACCAAGACGCGGCGTATAATTCATTGGTGCGTCAGTATCAGGCTATGGAAGAGGCTCGAAACGAGCAGCCTGAGATGATCGAACCCATTCAACCTCGACGAAAGAGGGTAAATGTACTAAGATCCTTGGGAATAGGAGGCATATTTGATGGCTGAACAAGAAGATAAACCTAATTTTATTGAAAAAATTATAAGTAGTATCTTTGGTGGCGGCGGTGGAAACGCTGGCGGTCAGAGTTCTGCTCCTCAAAACAACGAGGCCAATGACGGCGATGCCGACGTAGGGTTTTTCAACAGCTTGGCTATGGGCTTGGGATTCAAAGATCCGACGGACGATTACTATCGTGCCACGTTAGATAGCATCAATCGGAGCCAAGGTGCGGCGGCAGCGGAACGGTATCGCCAACGGATTATGGGTCAGGGTGTGTTATCTGTTCCAGGTGCATTGAACAACTATGACATAGCGACGATGTCGATAACGGGTCAGCCTCCGATGCCACAGGCACCGACTGTTGCTCCTCCTCAGATCGTAAATCCATACTCAGTTGGTGGAGGGTTTGATGTTACGGCTCCTCCTCAGATGGTAAACCCATATTCGGTTGGTGGAGGATTTAATGTTACGGCTCCTCCTCAAGGTGTAGCATCTTTGATGTCTCCAGGAGCAATAAAACCTCTTGTCCAATAAAACCGAGTACCGCAGGGCCACGCCTCAAGATTTGACTGGTATTGTAAAACTTGGGGAGGAGATGCATCAGGAGACGGCGTTCTCTAACATAGAGTTTAGCGTGGAGCGCACGGCGTCGGAGACGATGCGGTGCATTTTGGATCCGAATTACTTTGCCAATATCGCGGTTCAAGGAGACAAGATCGTTGGGATTTTGTTTGGTTATCTTGAAAAGCCGTTTTTTACGGAGCAGATAGCGGGATTCGACTGCGTTTGGTACGTGAGCCAAGATGCGAGGAACACGATGGTTGGACCTCGGCTCTTGAAGCAGTTTGAGGCTTGGACAAAAATCAATGGCGGTAGTATAGTATACACAACACTAGGGTCGAACTATAAGTCGGATCGTGTTGGTAAGCTCATGGAACGTATGGGTTTTGAGTGTCAGGGCGGTTGGTATCGGAAAGACATATGAACTTACAAGGTTTACCAGAGGAAGCGTTAAAAGAGATCTTGGCACTGACGGAAGCCAAGAAGCGGATGGAGTTACGTGAAGAAGCGACGGAAAAGTTCATGCCGTTTGCGCATCATGTGTACGAAAACTTCATCGAAGGGGCGCACCACAGAATTATCGCGGAAAAACTTGAACGCGTTGCACGAGGAGAACTCAAGCGGCTTATAATTAATATGCCACCGCGTCATTCGAAATCTGAATTTGCAAGCTACTTGATGCCTGCTTGGTTTCTAGGTAGAAACCCAAAGCTCAAAATCATTCAAGCTACACACAATACGGAGCTTGCGGTGCGGTTTGGGCGCAAAGTAAGGGACTTGATCGATGATCCACAGTATAAAGAAATATTTCCAAACACGATTCTCAAAGAAGACAACAAGGGTGCAGGTAAGTGGGGTACAGACAAAGGCGGAGAGTACTTCGCGGCGGGTGTCGGTGCAGCCGTTACAGGCCGTGGTGCGGACTTGTTTATCATTGATGACCCGCATTCGGAACAAGATGCGTTAAGCGAAACGGCATTTGACCACGCATACGAGTGGTACACCTCTGGTCCACGACAGCGTTTACAACCTGGCGGTGCAATCATCTTAGTTATGACACGCTGGGGTAAGAAAGACCTGACAGGGCGGCTGATTGCGAACCAAGCAGGCGATAAAATGGCGGATCAGTGGGAGGTTGTGGAGTTTCCAGCCATTCTGCCGAGCGACAAACCTCTTTGGCCTGAGTTCTGGGAGAAAGACGCGCTACTGTCTATCAAGGCATCGCTGCCTGTAGGCAAGTGGAATGCTCAGTGGCAACAAACTCCGACGGCATCAGAGTCAGCTATTATCAAACGGGAGTGGTGGCAACCTTGGGAAAAGGAAGAAATCCCCACTGTCGATTACATTATACAAGCATATGATACGGCGTTCTCGAAAAAAGAGACGGCGGACTACTCAGCTATCACAACGTGGGGCATTTTTCACCCAGACGACGGAGGGCCAGAGCAGATCATACTTCTGGATGCGCGACGGGGTCGATGGAACTTTCCTGAACTGAAAGAGGTAGCGTATGAAGAACACGAGTACTGGGAACCGGATATGGTGTTGGTCGAAGCGAAAGCGACGGGGATGCCACTCATTGACGAGTTGCGGTTACGCGGTATTCCAGCACTTGGCTTCTCGCCTGGTAAGGGGAAGGATAAAGTAACCAGAATGCACATGGTTGCCCCGTTGTTCGAAGCTGGTGTAGTATGGGCACCAACGGACAAAAAGTTTGCTGACGAGGTCATTGAGGAAGTAGTTTCATTTCCTAATGGCGATCACGATGACTTTTGTGATAGTATGACGTTAGCTTTGATGCGTTTTAGGCAGGGTGGGTTTATTTCTCTGTACAACGAACGCGAAGAGGAAATGGAGATTCCTCGTGTTAAGGAGTATTACTGATGGCGTTGCCACCACTTGTAGATTCTGGGATTCGTCCTGAAGACATGATGCCAACAGAGGCGTCTGTCGAAGTACCCGTTGAACAAATAGAAATGTTCGAGAACGGGGCAGAAGTTATTCCAGACGGCGAAGGTGGGGCAATTGTTCAAGCTCTAGCGGAAGCTATGATGGGAGAAATGGATCAAGAAGAATTGATTCCGTTTGACGCCAACTTAGCAGAATACCTTGACGATTCGGACATGGGTGAGATTGCAACTGAATTGTTGGCATCTTACGAAGACGACATAGAGTCAAGAGACGAGTGGGAAGAAACCTACACCAAAGGATTAGATCTCCTAGGCGTTCGTACTATCGAGCGTTCAGAGCCATTCCAAGGTGCAAGTGGCGTGACACACCCTCTGATTAGTGAGAGCGTTACGCAGTTCCAAGCACAAGCGTATAAAGAACTACTGCCTGCTGGCGGTCCAGTTAAGACACGTATTGCTGGTTTACAGAATCAAGAGACAGAGGCGCAGGCCAAGCGCGTCAAAGACTACATGAACTACTTGATCATGGAAGAGATGGAAGAGTTTGATCCGGATATGGATCAGCTTCTGTTCTATCTACCGTTGTCTGGTTCTACGTTTAAGAAGGTATACTTTGATTCTGTTCGCAACCGTCCAGTATCTAAGTTTGTCCCTGCACAAGATGTGGTGGTTCCATACTCAGCGAGTGATCTAGCGACTGCGCCACGCATTACGCACGTTCTGAAAATGTCAGACAACGATCTGCGTAAACAACAGGTCGTGGGTATGTATCGCGATGTGGAGCTTTCCGCAGCGGGAGATGACGAAGAGAACCCAGTGCGTCAGAAAGTAGACGAACTACAGGGTACATCTAAGTCTTACATGGATGATGTCCGCACAGTATTAGAAATGCACGTTGATTTAGACATCGAAGGTTTTGAAGATGTCGATGAGAACGGAGAAGCGACAGGAATTAAACTTCCATACATTGTTACGTTAGATCGGGATAGTTCTACTATTCTGGCTATTCGCCGTAACTACATGGAAGGTGACCCCTTCAAACAAAAGATTCAATACTTTGTTCACTACAAGTTCATGCCAGGTCTAGGTTTCTACGGCTTTGGCTTAACCCATATGATTGGGGGTCTTGGTCGTGCGGCAACGAGTCTCCTCCGACAATTGATCGACGCAGGTACTCTTGCCAATCTCCCAGCAGGATTCAAGGCCAGAGGGGTGCGGGTTCGTAATGATGACGAGCCGTTGCAGCCTGGGGAGTGGAGGGACATTGACGCACCTGGCGGAAACATACGGGACTCGATCATCCCGCTGCCATACAAAGAGCCGTCTGGTACGCTGGCACAGCTACTGGGTGCGCTTGTAGAGGGCGGTAGACGCTTTGTGTCAGTAGCTGACAACGCAGTGAGCAACATGAACCAGGAGATGCCTGTAGGCACTACTGTGGCGATGCTAGAGCGCGGCATGAAAGTTATGTCGGCTATTCACAAACGGCTGCACTACGCTCAGAAAAACGAGTTCCGCATTCTGGCACGGATCATTGCAGAGAATCTGCCTCCGGCCTATCCATATCCTGTAGCCAATGCAGAGTCTTCGATCAAAGTCACAGACTTCGACGGACGGGTCGATATCCTGCCCGTCAGTGACCCAAACATCTTCTCGATGGCCCAACGTGTATCGTTAGCACAAAGCCAGCTACAGCTTGCCCAGTCTAATCCTCAGATGCACAACCTCCACGCTGCATACCGTCGTATGTATCAGGCACTAGAAGTGCAGAACATTGACGAGATACTGCCACCATTGCCACAACCGCAGCCAAC